CTCGATCTCCTCCAGGCGACAACACACACGCCGATTCCATTCGTCGATGGCATCGTCGATCTTGTACTCCTCATCTTTGAGATTGGTCCCGACGCAGATCCCGCAAGCATCGACGAGGACCTGCGGACGATCCAGCCCATCACCCTTCCCCCGAGGCTTCCCTTGCAGCCCCGAGAGTTCGACGATCTTGCGCAGGCGCTCCTCCGCAGCGAGTATCAGCGCCACCCGTCGCTTACTCTTCTGCTCAATCGTGAGTTGCATTGCTCCCTCGTTGTTACCGCTTGGTCCTAGACTTCTTGGCTTCCGGCTTCGTTCCCGCAACCTTGGGCGCGTTCTTGGAACCCGGAGGGCGACCCCGCCCCCGCTTCGGGGCATCCTGCGCGGGCTTCAAGCCAGCGAAGATCTGCCCAACGCGCTCGTTGAGGTAGCGCAGTAGAATCACGTCGAGTTCCATCATCAGGTCCATTACGTTCCTCCATTCAGGTATGTCCGAGCCAATCCGAGCACGCGTTGACGATCAACGCCCTCGGGGAGTTGCATCTGTGCGACGAAGGCAGCAAGAGCCTCGTCCAGCGTTTCCGCGCTTCGGACGGCTGTTGCTGCTGAACGCGCGGCGACTTCAGTGTCTGCCTTGTCAATCATGACCTCAACGTGAACGTGGGCAATCACGGCAAGTGCCCGCGCCTCGCCTGCATCGTCGTGAGGAACATACAGCCGGATGAATAACTCGGTTACCGTCGATAGATCCTCGTGAGCGATCACGTTGGCGTACTCTCGCAGACCGTTGAGCACCAGGAACCGGGGACCTGGAATCTCCTCAACGGTGACTTCATCCGTGGCGCTGTCGTAGATAGCGAGCGTGCCATACCCTTCCAGGCCAAGGTCCCGGAAGCCAAGCGGGCACAAGGCGCCGACTTGCATCACAACGGTCTGCCCAAGGAGCGAGGTGTCGTCGCCGGAGACAGCAAGCATCCGTCGGTGCCAGTGACCTGCGAAGCACGCCGACGCACCAATCTCCTTGCATGCCGCCTCGACATCGACGAGCTTGAGAGCGTCGGGTGCATCCCGCAGAAACGGCGGCGTCTCAGCCGTCACGATGCCTTGGTGCATGAGCAAGAGAGTGATGCCCTCGCCTTTGAGATCGAGCCGAGCTTGCGAGCGGTAGGGCAACGCCCGAACGGTGAGAGAGGAATCGAACTCCCACTCCACTTCCTCGTCGGCTACGTCTACCACGTTGCCCCCGATGGGCATCGACGCAAGAGCGTGGTCACCCTTCGCCGTTGAGACTAGTTCGTGGTTGCCAACGAGAAGATGCGACCACATCTTCCCGAGAACGTCGTAGGTCGCGCGCACCATCTGCGGCGACGGACAGGCTGTATCGAACAGGTCACCGAGCACGATGATGTCGTTGCAGCCTAGCACCTTGGCTCGCACAACAGCACGTCGCAACACGTCAAGCGTGAGATGGGCACGTTCATTCAGCCCGCCCCGAACTTCGCCCCCGAATGCCGACGGGTTGCCGACGTGAACGTCACTGACGATGGCGACCTTCATTCTGCGTCCTCCGCCTCAACAGCCACGTTCCACTTGAGAGCGACCAGCGCCTCGTCATAGGACTTGATCGAGTTGCGTGCACTCTCGGGAATGAGCCCCCTGTCCTTCGCGTGGTTGATCGTCGTCCACTGGTTGTCCCATCCCGTCGCGTAGTCGAGGCGCGCCTGCACCTTCCTCCACGGTGGGGCGAGCCTATTCTTCGTTGCAAGGATAGTGATCGTCTTGCCGGTGTGTTCGTCGCCGTCCTTCACGCTCTTGCCCGAGAACATCTGCAAGCGCACCGACGAATGGAACTTGACGGCTTGCCCACCCGGCGTCGTGTACTTGTCGCCGAACATGACGCCGATCTTCTCGCGGATCTGATTGACGAACATGAGGCAGGCTCGCTTCTCGACGGCGAGACGATTGAGCGAGCGGCAGATCTTCGACAGCGCCTTCGCGCGCTCGCCGACGCGATCGTTGCCGTTGAGCCCCTCCTCGATCTCCCTCGCCGTTGGAGTGGCTGCGATACTGTCCCAGACGAAGAGAACCGGGCCAACGCCGACAGGTACGGTGTTGAGGGCCAGCTCTGCTGACTGCCCTGTTTGCTCGATAGTGCCAGGTTGAAGGATGAGCAGCTGCTGCTCGTCGACGCCGAGGGTCGCGGCACGCTCGCTGTTGAACGCCTCCTCAGTCTCAGCCCAGATCGCCAGCCCGCCCTCGCGCTGAACCGACGCAGCAGCGGAGAGGGCAAGCGTCGTCTTGCCTGTGCCCTCCTCGCCATAAAGCTCGACGATTCGACCGACAGGCAAGCCCCCGATGGCGAGCACGTACCTATCGACGGCGTAGATACCCGTCGGAATGTACTCACGCACCTCGCTCGCTGGGCCGTCGGAAAGGCGGAGCGCAGAGCCCTCGCCGAACTTCTCGCGAATCGCTTTGATGATCTGCCCTACTGCATCTGCTTTGCTCATGGAGGGAGAGGGCTGGAGTCGAACCAGCCTCGTTGAGCGGTACCCACCTCGGGTCCTACCCAACACCGTCACACGGGGCGTCCGAGCCCCGATAGCACGCCCTCGCCCAGTAGCTTCGTTCCTTACGAGTAGCTGGGCATCTACGCCGTGGAGTCAGCGCGGGATCGTGAGCCGCGCCAGGGCACGAAGCCTTCGCCCCCAGAAATTGAAAATCACCGAAGAAGTTGTCCGTGTCGCCCCTCTCGATGACATTTGAAGCAGAGCCACACCACGTCTAGAGGCTTGGAATAGTCGGCGTGATGCCCTTCTACACGCTTGGTACCACCGCACCCTGCACAAGGCTGTCGAAACAACCTCCCATCACGCAGCGCGTTCCCCACCGCTGTTCGCGCCTTATAGCGCATCGGATTCCTTGCCCGCCCGCGACGTGTACTTTCTAATCTCGCATGCTTCCGCCGGGGCTCTACATTCCGCCGTCGATCATACTCGGCCCGAATGCTCCGCGCCGCCCTGTACTGCTCCCTCACGTCCGCTCGCGTACATTCACGACATTTCCCCAATAGGCCATCAGCCGTTTGAGGATGCCCGTAGAAGGCCGATCTTGGCAAACGACACAAGCACTTGAAACAGGTCTTTAGATCCTCATTCATCGCAACACTATAGCATGACGACTTCCCTTTTAGAAGGGGACCTCGTCGTCGACCGGACGCTTGCGCGACCCGGACGGCTTGGCCTCCTCGTAATCGCCATCCATAGCGTCATCCTGCGCCGTGCGCTGCCGAGCCCCCGAGCGTGGCTGCTCTCCCCCACGGCGCTCCTGCCCACCCCCGACATCCTCCCCGCTGACCCCGGCACGGATCTGGTCCGGCATCAGGAGGGTGGCTGCGTACTGGTCGAGATCCTTCTGCTCGTCGAGCCAGGCCAGTTCCCCGAGCGCCGACTCTCGCGTCACACGCCGCACCGTGTACGCGGTGTCCGTCTTGCCCTTCCCGACGCGCTCGATGATGATGTCGAACCCGTGCTCCGGGTGGGTGAAGTCCCCACCGGCATCGGGGTCCTTGCGGAGCGCCGTGAGCTGGTCGTGAACCTTCTTGGTGAGGTCGGCGATCTTGACGCCCTCCTCGGGCTTGCGCCGATCGATCACGTTGCAGAACACGCGGCGCGACGCGAACAACTCGAACGCTCGGTCGCGATCGGCTGGGTTGCCGGACGCCTTGAGGCGGTCAGCCTCGGCGCAGACGGGGCACGGCTTCTTGGCTTCGTAGCGCGGACAGGTAAAAACGAACGGCCCCTTCGCACCCGGCGGGTGGAGGAAGTGCCGGTAGATGACGCGGAACGGTGAACGCTTCCCAGGCATCGGCGGCAGGATGCGAATGATGTTCCGTCCGACTTCGATCTTGAGGAAGTCGCCACCACCACCGGCAACCGCGCTGTCGTCCGCCTCACGCTGGGCCTCATCGCTTGCGTACTCACCGAACTTCTGCAGATTGGTTCCCATCTCGTTACCTCCTCGTTGACGTTTCCCGTGATCGTTGATCGTGACTCCTCTATCCTACTGCCCCTCTCTGACAAGACGGCGACCGCGAACTTCCTCGCGGATCACCGGGTCGTGTTCCATCTCGATGCGAACGTGAGCACCGAGGGAGATCAGCATGTCCCGCTTCGTACGAACTGCGTCGAGAACTCCACGAAGACGCTTCTCATCCACCTCGGCCTCTATCGCTCGCATCTTCGCGTCGAAGTTCCGCTGATCCATCTCGACGGCTGACTCGACCATGCTCTCGGTAGCCTTCGGCAACGTGAGGAGAATCTTCTCCCGACACTCGATGCGAAGCTGAGCGCACAGCCTATTCCGG